CAGAGCTCATTGCACACAAAGAAGAGTAAAGTCATGCAAGAACAGGATTTGTGCCCTGTATGCGACTTTAATTTGTATTTTAACTCTAAATATACGCAAAGAATCGGTGTTTTGAACGGAACCAAGGACGTTATTGGCTGGATATGCCCAGAATGTGCCAGTGAGTTTGATAAAAACAATAATATTTTGTATATTTATGGCGAGGATTCAATACAAGGAGACGCATAAACATGCACATTAGGGGACATCTAACACCATTTTCGCAATCGCTTGCCAATCAAGGCATGCAACAGACAAATCAAAACATGAATCAAGTACCTTTGCAGAATTATACAAATTTTCTTGGTGGTAGCATGAATTTGGGTATGCAGCCCTATCAATCCTCAGGCAATATGATGCCTAATAATAATATCATGGACTACATGACAGACCCAGAGCCTACTCCAGATTATATTGAAGAACCAGATTTTGGGCCAGGGCCAGCACCAGTGCCAGGACCTATATTGCCAAACTTCACAAATCCAATATTTCCTGACTTTAGCAATGTAATACCTGGACAATTTGATTTAGGTTTTTTAGAGGTAAAACCTGATGTACTACCTCCAGACTTTACTAACGATAATACTTTACCCAACCCTAATCCGCCTACATTTGATGCTTTGGATTTTAATCAAGATGGTAGTGTAAATGCTTTAGATATAATAGCTGGATTAGCACAAGGTGCTGACATTAGTGAATTGGGTGGAGCAATTGGTACAGGAGGCTTTAATACTACACCACCTCTTTTACCTCCTTATACAGGCCCACCAATATTCCCTGACTTTACAGATGTACTTCCTGGCGGTGATTTAGGTTTAGAGACTGAACCTGAAATCATACCAGAGCCTGCTTTACCTGATTTTAGTCAGCCTGTATTTCCTGGCCTTAGCAATGTGATACCTGGACAATTTAATTTAGGCTTAATACCATATGAACAAGATGAAATTGGTGATTTTATATCAGATGAACAAGAGGAACAAATGATAGAAAATGTTGACAATACATTAGCAACAACTCAAGCACCACAATTTACAGGTGGTGGAGGACAAGGCGGTCAGGCTGCAAGACGATTATATTTTCCTGGAACATCAGGTGGCTTTGCATCAGTTGGTACAGGCATTGGCGGAGGCGGAACAACATTAGATGATTTACTTAGGAGAATGAGATAATGCCAAGGTTTGGAAAAACATCAAAACGTAGATTAGCAACATGTCACGAAGACTTGCAAGAAATATTAAATGAAGTTATTAAATACTTTGATTGTTCAGTATTATGTGGACATCGAGGCGAAGCAGACCAAAACAAAGCATATGAGTCTGGACATTCAAAAGTTAAATGGCCACATGGCCGCCATAACAAAAAACCATCCATTGCGGTAGATGTTGCACCTTACCCTATTGACTGGAAAGACAGAGAACGTATGACATACTTTGCAGGCATGGTTATGGGCATTGCTAAAGCAAAAGGCATTGGACTTAGATGGGGTGGTGATTGGGACCAAGATACAGAAGTCAAGGATAATGGCTTTGATGACTTGCCACATTTTGAACTTACAAATATTTAATGATTTCTGAAAATCAAAAAATTCCTAAGCTTGTCGATATGCTTATAGATGCGTCAGGAAAATATAATATGCGAGATATTGCAGGATATCGTTGGGGCCCAGATGCAATTAGAGATATGTATGGTATAATTCAACAAGAATATGGAAATCCTTTAGATTATATAAATGCTGATAATATATTAAAGTATGTAGCCTCTACTGGATTTAGATATGCAATGGGTGACGATTTTGAAAAAGAAAAAAAACGATACAAAAAATATTCATCTTTTTTACATGATGCTTATACTGGGGATATTGAATCAACTCCAGCAATACAAGACAGTTTGTTAAATATTTTAATGGAATATGAAAATGAATACGATTTTTTAAATCGTAAAGGACAAAGGGTCGCTAAAGATATTATAAGAAAAAACTTATATTCAATTCCAGAAATTAAAAAACTTTTTTCAGCATATGATGATGTTTCAAGTAAATAAATAATGGCAAATTTAAATCTTAATGGTAACATATCTAAGAACGAAGAAGCTTTACATCTAGCTCATAAAAACCTAATAACATTCGGTAAACTTTTTTCACCACAAGATTTTCTTGCGTCTGCTACACCAGACTTTCATATTGATGTAGGAAAACTATTATTAGACAAAGATAAACAACAATTAGCATTGGTATTGCCACGTGACCATGCAAAATCTACGTTGGCTGCATGTGCAGTGTTGCATCGGTTTTTATTTGCAAGCAAAGATAGGCCTGAGTTTATTGCATGGGTTGGTGAAGCACAAGACCAGGCCAGAGATAATTTAAACTGGATTGCAAACCATATATATTCTAATCCTGCCATACATTACTACTTTGGTGATTTACAGGGAGATAAGTGGACCAAAGATGAATTTACTTTAAGTAATGGCTGCAGGATGATTGGTAAGGGTACATCACAAAGATTACGTGGTAAAAAACAATTATCATCAAGATATACAGGTATAATACTTGATGACTTTGAATCAGAGCTAAATACTAAAACACCTGATTCACGTAGACAAATTAAAGAATGGGTTACTGCAGCAGTATATCCAGCAATTGATTTTGATAAAAATGGTTTCTTGTGGTGCAATGGCACAATTGTACACTATGATGCATTCTTGAATGTGTTGGTAAGAAATAAACAAGAAGCAGAAAAAACAGGCGAACAATATACTTGGGATGTATATACACGTAAAGCTATTGAAGATGGCAAGCCTATATGGCCTTCAAGATGGCCAATAAAAAAACTAGAAGAACGTAAACAATTTTATATTGACTCAGGTACACCAGCAAAGTTCTATCAAGAGTATATGAACCAGGCTAAATCACCTGAAGACCAAATATTTAGTGAAGACGATATAAATGATGGACTGTACCAAGGTAATGCACGTTTTGATGAATCAGCAGACTCTTGGTATATACAGTTTGCAAATGGAGATAGAAAGTATGTTAATATTTACATTGGAGTGGACCCAGCTTCTACAATCACTAAGCGTAGCGATTATTCTGTTATTATGGTTCTTGGGGTTACATCTGATTATGATTATTACGTTATTGAATATTGGCGTAAAAGAGTTCTGCCCATGGAGTGTGCTGATGAAATATTTAAGATTGCGAAACAATACACGCCCATAAGACGTATTAATATTGAAACAATTGCATATCAGGAAATGTTACGTGACTACATAATGAAACGCAGTAAGTCTGAAGGATTGTTTTTGCCTGGTATAGAAAAAGGTATTAAGAACTATAACTCTAAAAAGAAAGATAGATTGTTTGAAGGTTTGCAGCCTATGTTTAAAGCTGGGGCTGTGCACCTTAAAAAACAACACCATGAATTTATTGATGAGCTTATTGATTTTCCAAAAGGTTCTCATGACGATATTATAGATGCATTCTATCTTGCAACACAGTTTGCTAAAGGCAATCCAAAAGCAGGCACAGCTAAAAAAGAATTGCAACGTGATGGTTCTTGGATAAAGCCTAGAAAGATGTATGATTGGATGACAGGGAGACGAATATGACGCATTTGTTTATAAACATAAATTATTCTTATATTATATACTATGATTAAAGAAGATTATAGGGCCAAAGAGATTAAAGAACTTTATGACCGATGGTCAAATGCAAGAGAAGACTGGGATACAGCTGCTCGTGAAGATATAGATTTCTATCTTGGAAATCATTTTAGTGAGGCAGAAGCAGAAGAACTTGCATCCAGAAACCAATCAGCAGTGCCTATGGATAGGTTATACTCTGCGATTGAGCAATTCAAAGCAATCATTACATCTAAGCCACCCAAGTTTACAGCGGTAGCTAGAGAAGATTCTGATTCTAAACTATCAAGTGTATGGAGAGTTATACTGGAATATATATGGGATAACTCTGATGGCAATGAACAGTTCAAGCAAGCAGTTCATGATTATGCAGTAACAGGTCTTGGTTACTTTTATGCATACATTGATAAAGAAGCGGATTATGGTAGAGGTGAAATTAAGTTTAAACATCTTAATCCATTCAAAGTATATGTAGACCCAAACTCTAGGCACA